CTTAATGCGATGGAAGTTGCTAAGGCAGACGATTTGCTCAAGTGTAATGAGTCGCTTGATTATCTTATCGATCATGAGAATCATTCTCATGACCTTAAGGCGATCGGCCAATTGATGATGACTATTGCTGAAAAGTATCGTTTACGTCTGGCTGGTGCGCATGCTTTTTATGTCATGAATGAGCTGAACACATTTTTCGTAGAAATTAAAACTGACGACCCAGCACTTTTGTCAAAAGTGAATAACGACCTTGCCAATGAACTCATCGCTGCTGGTTTGGAAAATTCAGAGTGTGTTGGTTGTTTCCAGGCAGGAGACTTCTAATGCCTGTTATGCATAATTGTTTTCTCGAATTAGCCAGAGAATCATTGCAGCACAATGGTGAGCAATGGACACGTAATGCTATCAGCAGGTCATACTACGGCATGTATCATTCAGCCCTCAGAATCACTAACAATCTGACGCCTACCCATGATACTGATGGTGAGAGATTACCTGGCGGTTCTCACATGCGACTCTATACAGCTTTTTGTAACGGTGAGGCTGCTAAAGTTAACGGCGTAGATGTTGATAAAGTCCGTAAAATTGGCATTAAGTTAAAGATGTTACATGCTCAGCGCGTAAATGCTGATTACAGACTTGAACGCAAAATTAATCGAATTACGGCAATTAGTGCCTTACAAGATGCTGAAGAGATAGATGCTCTAGTGGACCGAATGATGAATAACCCCGACGACTCGTTAACAGCATAAGCTATGACTACCATACCAAGCCCGCCGATGAGCGGGTTTTTTTATGTCTGGAGAAAATATGCCAGTTTCACTTTCCTCTCAACTCGGCAGTAAAGAACAGGCTGATACAAGGCTTGTTGGTTCTGTCATGTCTGCACTGCGAGTTTCAATGCCTGGCATCGTCCAGTCATTTGATCCCGACACCGTAACCGCAGTTGTTCAACCCGCTATCAAAGGCTATGAGCCGGATTCGAATGGCGTTAGCCAGTCGACGACATTACCGCTGCTGGTGGATGTGCCGGTGGTATTTCCTCGCGGCGGTGGCTGCACGCTAACGTTCCCGGTTAAAGCTGGTGATGAGTGTCTGGTGATTTTTGCCGATCGCTGCATCGATTTCTGGTGGCAGAACGGCGGGGTACAGGAGCCTGTCGACGATCGGGTGCATGATTTATCGGATGCGTTCTGTATCGTCGGGCCGCAGTCGCAGGCGCAGAAAATAAGCGGAATCAGCACCAGCGCCGCACAATTGCGTACCGATGATGGGGCTGCTTTTGTGGAAGTGGCCGCAGGCCATAACGTTACTGTTAAAACCCCCGGCGCGCTGACGGCTACTGCAGAAGGCGGAACCACGATCACATCACCCATCATTACGCTAAACGGTGACGTAACCATTAACGGCAATCTGTCGCAGGGGATGGGTGAGGGCGGCGGTAGCGCAACGATGCTCGGTCCTGTCACGGTGACAAACGATGTGAAGGCGGGCGGTAAGAGCCTGATGACGCACACTCATAGCGGCGTTCAGACGGGTGGCGGGAATACTGGCGCGCCGAATTAAAAACTACCAACCAGACAAAAGCCCCGGGTGCGCTAACACTTCGGGGCTTTTTACTTTCTACACCTTGAGGATGGCAAGGGAGAACATGTGATTGATTTTAGCAAACTGATAATGGAGTTGCGAGTTATGGGCGAAAAATTACCCAACTGGAAATTCCTGCTTATATGGATTGTATTTTTCCTTTTCGGGCTTTCGAGCCTGATTGGTGCCGTCCGATGGTGGTGAATAAGGAGGTCAGACATGCGATACCGACGCGAAGATACCGAAGGTGATTACACTTTTGGTAGTGGCGATGATACCTGGCTGATTAACTCGCCAGAAGCTGTCGCGCAGGCGGTAAAAACACGATTTGCATTGTGGTACGGGCAGTGGTTCCTCGATAAGACAGAGGGAACACCGTGGATTCAGTCTGTGCTCGGTAAGCAAAAGCCGGAAACCTACAATCTGGCGATCCGCAAGCGCATCCTCGAAACGCGGGGCGTGAAATCCATCCTCTCTTTCAATACCACAGTGAACACGACGACGCGCCGCGTCCAGTTTTTCGCTGAAATCGACACTATCTACGGAACAACGACAGTAACCAGCGAGGCATAAATGGCCCTCAATTTGGACACACTCGGCTTATCGGCAACGGTAACCGCTGAGGGGATCAGTGCGCCTGATTACCAGACGATACTCGATACCCTGACGAGCTATTTCCAGCAGATTTATGGTAGTGACGCTTATCTGGAGCCGGACAGCAAAGACGGCCAGATGGTGGCGCTGGTGGCGCTAGCTATTCACGATGCCAATAACACAGCCATTTCCGTCTATAACTGCTTCTCACCTGCTACAGGTTACGGCGCAGCGCTGACCAGTAACGTAAAAATTAACGGTATCGCGCGCAAAGGTGCAACGAACTCTACCGTGGATTTACTGCTCACTGGCACCGCAGGAACAACCATTACGAACGGCACCGTGAAAGACACCAATAACGTGATCTGGCGTCTTCCGGATTCAGTGGTGATTGGTGTTGATGGCACCGTGACGGCAACTGCAATTTGTTCCAAAAGCGGAGCGGTTGCAGCTCCTGCCGGGACGATTACCACTATCAATACACCGACCCGTGGCTGGACGTCAGTAACCAACCCGGCAGCGGCCACCGTTGGCGCACCTGCAGAAACGGACGCAGAACTGCGCATCAGGCAGGGGCAGAGTGTCGCGATACCATCCATCACACCATTTGAAGGCGTGGACGGGGCGATCGCTAATATTGCTGGTGTGACGCGCCACAAGCTCTATGAAAATGATACAGGAAAGACTGACGGTAACGGGCTTCCTCCGCATTCCATCTCGGCCATTGTTGATGGTGGCGATGTAACCGAAATAGCGAGGACCATCCGGGGAAATAAAGGGCAGGGGGTCCGGACCTGGGGAAAAACATCCGTAACCGTACCGGATAAATATGGTAATCCTCACATAATCAGTTTTTCGCGACCAACTGATGTCCCTGTTTACGGAAAAATCACCTTAAAAGTTTTTGCCGGGTACACCTCTCAGATAGGTGTGCAGATTCAGCAGGCTGTTGCGGATTACATTAACAGACTGATGATTGGTGACCAGGTACTGCTGAGCCGGATTTATTCTCCTGCTAACCTTGGGGTCGTCAGTGGTGGTAATGCGCGCTATTACGATATTCAGGAGTTGCTGATCGGCAAATCTCCTGAAACCGTTGATGCGGCGAATATTAATATTGCTTACGACGAATCTGCCTCCTGTAAGCCGGAAAATATCATTATTACGGTGGCAGCATGAGCAAATATACGGACTTAATTACTAACTATCATGCGACAAAACCTAAATTCGTTGAACACATCGATTTAGTGACCAGGCCGTTAGCTGAAACCTCAGCCGCAATAAATGGGCTAATAAGCGCTTTTGATATTGATTATGCGACAGGAATACAACTCGATATTCTCGGCCAGTGGATAGGGTTAAGCCGTGTTGTAAGCCAGCCAATAAGCGGTGTCTATTTCAGTTGGGACACTGACGGACTTGGATATGACCAGGGCGTCTGGCAGGGGCCATATGATCCGGATTCGGGTTATACCTCGCTGAGCGATGAAACCTATCGCATCGTTCTAAAAACGAAGATAGCAATTAACAACTGGGACGGAAGAAACGACTCCCTGCCTCCCATTCTTGACGCCGCACTGGACGGGTCCGGTCTGAAGATGCAGATCGTCGATAACCAGGATATGACCATAGGTATCTGGGTTTTTCCTGAAACAGATATTTCATCGGTCTCTCTCGAACTTATTGCTGCGATACGACAAGGGTATCTGACGGTAAAGGCCGCTGGTGTATGGGGCGGAAGTATTGAAATACCTTCGGTGGAAACGCCTTCTGAAGGAAACAGGTTTTTTGGGTTTGATATGGATAACGAATATATCAGCGGGTTTGATGCCGGTTCATGGGGGACATTACTCTGATGGCTAAAAATGATTTTAAACCGTTTGCGACGGGTAAGGGTGCTAATGTTACATCACAGCCTGACTGGGAAGCGCTGCCGGCGCTCCTGTCTGGTTTTACTGCGGGCAAGGCATCAAGTGCACAGGTAAATAAAGCGCTGCGTCAGGCGAGCTTCATCGCTGCAGCACTGGCACAGTACACAGCCAGTAAGAGCGGAAAGGATGTACTCGATGATGGTGACCTGAGCGGCTTTATCGCCAAAATGTCCGCTGCGTTCGGTAAGGATTTTCAGACTCTTGATGCCACGCTGACGGCGCTCGCTGGTCTGGCTACTGGTGCAGATAAACTTCCGTATTTCACGGGGAATGATACAGCCGGACAGACAGATCTTACTTCTGTTGGGCGCGACATCATCGGAAAAGCCAGTATTGCGGATATTCTCACATACCTCGGTTTAGGCGAAACGATAAATCTGGCAAAAAATGCCGTCCCGGCGACACGGCGGGTTAACAGTAAACCACTGACCGGTGATATCACTTTGTGGGCGTCAGATGTGGGGGCCATTTCCGCCGATGCTGTTGGAGAAATTACCGATAACGGCACAATGGCATCAGCTAATGCACCCGGATGGTGGAAGGTGGCGGTGTCGAATTCTGATACGGTCGTTGATTTTCCCACCTATCCGGGTGGCAGCAAGTTGTACAGCTATGGATATCTGTTTGTTGAGAAAATCGGAGACGTCTGGTTTCAGCATTATTATGCCCATATTGGCGCGAACGCAAAGCGCCAGGACTGGGGAACTGTACCGAATACCAGTCGCCCGTGGGTTATTGACTACAACACCGCAAATAAACCGTCAGCCAGTGATGTGGGTGCATTGCCGATTACCGGAGGGCGTCTTAACGGTCCGCTAAGCATTGGTACTGATAATGCGCTGGGCGGCAATTCGATCGTTCTTGGTGATAATGACACTGGTTTTAAACAGAACGGCGATGGGATACTGGATACGTTTGCGAATAGCCAGCACACCGTTCGTGTCGCTCCCGGTGAAATGCAGGTTCTGGGAGCCATTCGCGCAGGCGATGCCAAACGAATGACCATGACTAGCTCAAATAACTCCGTGCTGAATGCTCAATTTCATTTGTGGGGTGACGGAAATCGACCAACGGTTATTGAGCTGGATGACGACCAGGGATGGCATTTATACAGCCAGCGTAATACCGATGGCAGTATTCAGTTTGTTGTTAATGGACAAGTTATTCCGGATAATTACGGTAATTTCGACGCCCGTTATTTAACATCAGGAAACGTATATACAAAAGGCGAATCAGATAATCGTTATGTCCAAAATATCCAGCGCGGTGCTCCTGTATGGCCTGGCAAAGTAGATGAATATGGACCAGCAGAAGCGCCTGCTGGTTGCTTTTTAACACAGGCCAGACATGACCCAACAACAGCATACGGTGTGACATTTGCGTATAGACCGCTACAAATGTGGGTGGGTAATGGCTGGCGTACAATTAATGGATAATTTAGGTGAATATAATGGAATTAAAAAACGTAACCAGATACATTCCTGATGACCCGGATTATGATAACAGCTTTCTGTATTTTCGTAGTGAAGATGGTCAGGATTTTTATGAGTCGCTGAGTAAATTCACGAAAAAATATAAGTTGTGCATTGATTCTGAAAATATAATCCGTTCCGTATCAGAAGATGTGTCGCGACTCTATCCGGCTGGCTTTTCAGTTGTTGAGGTCAATAAACTACCAGCCGGATTTAATATCTATGGCGACTGGAAATATTCGAACGGCACTGTTCTGGCTGTTCCCGTTGACTATCAGGCTAAGGCCGAAACCACCCGACAGAAACTACTGGATGCCGCTAACAGCACCATTGCCGACTGGCGAACCGAACTGGCGTTGGGTGAAATCGGTGACGACGATAAGGACAGCCTGACTAAATGGATGGCGTATATCAGGGCGCTTAAAACGCTGGATTTGAGCGGCGTGAAAGACTCAGCCACCTTCACGGAAATCAGGTGGCCTGAATTACCACAATAACGACTACTACTGACTTGCTAGTTTTTAGGTGTTAATTCGGTTCAGGTATCTGTACGAAGTCACTAAGATATAAGTAAATTTTCTTTAGAAAAGAAAAAACTACTGTACTTATTATTTACTTTTAAACTAAATATTTACTTAACAATCAAGAGATATTCAAGGAAAACTTTCTTTTCTGCTTTATCCTGATAAAAGGATTGCGGTAAAAGTTAAGGATGAAGCATAGCTATCAATTATGTGAGTGATATTATGAATAAACTTAACAGTGTATTGTTAGCGCTGGTTTTTGCCATATCAGTCATAACATTTTCTTCATCTGCAATGGCCACTGAAAGCGGTAATAAAGGATTCCCAGGTATTTCGTTTCCGTGGTGTAAAATCTGGCCGCCAGATACATTAATCCCAGAACTACCATGGGATAAAATATGCTGGTAAACGAAATAACTTTTTATTAACCAAATGGATTAATTACCGCGTAAGCAAGTGATTTTGTGATATATGGATAATTAAATTGTCACGGTAACGACTACTGACTGGCTGGCTTATCCGGCCAGTCAGAATTTGAGGTATCCACCCGGTTTACCATGGAGAGGGTACTGATTGTGGAAAGAACCCGCGCCGGGCTGGCAGCGGCAAGGGAGCAGGGGCGTATTGGTGGCAGACGTCCAAAGCTCACCCCGGAGCAATGGGCGCAGCGAGGGCAGGGGTACCGCGACAGCAGGTAGCGATTATTTATGATGTGAGACTGTCGACGCTGTACAGAAAGGTTCCGGAAAGCATCATGAAGTGAAGCCAGGAGGTGATGATAGGGAAGGTAAATCTCCAGCAATCAACATCGAAACATAGACTGCCGGAGTGATTAGAAAATAGCCTAACTCTAATAGAGTTGCTCTATATATAAAGGTATTAGTAATATTTGGATTATGGGATTATAAAATTACCTTTGGTAGTGTCAAAATAACATTCATTTTTATTTATTATCATATCTAGTGATAATGGAGCCCTACTAACAGGATGTGTGGCACCGTCAATAATAAGTTGGATAAGTGCTGTTTCATCAAATAATTGGCATATGTTTGACTCTGGCCCAGTTTTTACAAAAACGCCTTTTTCAGGAACAACTAACATTACCGGGCATGTTAAGTTGTCTTCCGTACATGAAAGTTCATCAACATTTGGTGAGAAACTGCATAAATCAATCTTATCCACTAATTGTTGTTTATTAGATGTATCAAAAATAGCAGGTGCTCCTGGTGAACTGTGGGCTGCTAACTCCTGACTGTTATTGGAAAATGATGTGGTCGACATATTTAAAAAATTTCCACGCGACACATTCAGTCCAGTATTTAATTGTCGTTCTAACCTTATAGCGTTTCCCTGCCATTCAATATGACGTTCCCTAAACATGGCTCGGTCTGTAGTAGAAAAACTAACTTTGAATGTATTATTATCACCTTCAACAGCACGATTACTTACTTCATATAATAAATCACGTAATTGTACCTGTATCTTTCTTCCGCCATTTTGTATAGCCGTATCACGAATGAGTTCTAAATCATTTTCAGATAATTTGTCTATCCTGTTATCTCGAGTTATTGCTACATTAGGAAATGTTAAGAACATACTTCACTACTCCTTTAAATAATCATTGATATAAATGCACGTCTATATTGAGGGGGTTTATATATCAAAAGCAATATGCCTTTGTACAGATTAAGACTTATTCCATTAAAAATTTACGGTTTTAGACGATTATCTTACTCATGGTACGCAGGACTCCGCCCTCTCAACCAATTACAGATGACTGGCCAGGCTGGCTTCGTTGCATCAGCCTGGTCTACCAGACCCCGATACTTTACTTCCCGTCTCCGATGTTCTCTAATACGGGCACTGTGCTCGCATATACGCGATGGCATTCTGAACAGTGTATTGCCATCATTGATTCATCACTGAATTCCTAATTCTATGTCGTCGGTATTTGGAGTGATCTGATCCTACCCGCGTAATCTGAAACCAGCCAAGCCACCTGTTTAACTTTTCGCGATCGCTTTTGTTGGTATCACTATTCAAGCAGTTTGCCTGCATCGGCTTCACCCTCACTTCGGCATCAGGGAAAATCTGGTGCATCCGCTTCGTCAGTTCGGCCAGAATGATCTCGCTGGCCCCTTCGAGTCCTTCAACATTACGCTTGTCATAAACCAGTTCTACGAACAT